TGGCCCAACCGCCAAGCTTCTGAACCAAACCTCCGAGTGTCCTATCAGGGATGAAACGGATTAGCTGGCTTTGCGAAACAGCAGCCTCATTCAGGGCTGGCGTCTTGTTAACGTCGACGCCGGGGATGAGCTTTAACGATTGATGCGGCATAGGTTATCCCCTTGTCGGCGTAGCAACAGGGGACTGCGATTGAGACGACCAAGCCGCCGATTCCATTTTCTTGCGATATTCTTCGCTCATCGCACCCTTCAACAGAGCTTGATACTGGCTCTCATAGGTAACGGCCATTTGGGGATCATCGTTGGCACGGCCAAAATTGCGCTGGTATGCGCTGATGTAGATCATAGATGCCATGATCATCAGATCAGGCAAGTACAAGCTAATGAAAGTTGTCAGGTTTGTTGCTGACAAGCTATCTGGGCGAAATGTTCCCACGATTTCAACGGTGTAGGCCGCGTCTGGGTAGGGGCCCACAAGGAAGTTCCAGCTTGTCGCGCTACCCATGAATGGCGCGAAGCAGACGGGAAGACCAGTGCTTGAGGATCCGTTGTAAACAGCGTCCAAATACTCGCGCGTTACCGGCAGCAGCGGGTTTCTAGTGCCGGAATTCGGATCAGCGGTCCCCGATGGGGTGATCACATTGATCTGTTCAGGCACTACAAAAGTATTTGTAGGCACAGAAATTTGACGGCTTCCAACGGTGAGATTGTACGCAGTTGACGCGATAGACGTAAACAGAAGATCGAGATCGCGGTAAATGCGGTTCTCGGCATAAGTGATCATCTGGGGCAGGATAGTGACGTAGTTGCTATCGGTGGGCGACACAACAGCCATCGTCGCCACCTGCGTCACGTAGCTGCTGGTGCCAGATACTGAGCCGTCGTAGCTCAAGCCAACCGTCATAATGAAAGCTCCAAGTTACAGGCACTATAGCATTTATTTCTTGCCGTTGCACCAGCCGTCCCGGCGGGCATTGTTCTGCTTAACCTCTATGATAGTTCCCGTGGTATCTTTCTGAGACCAAGAAACATCTTTCCAGACAGTGCAGACAGTTTCATTTGTCGCGACTGTAAGCGTCGGGCTTGCGCACCCCGTCAGCAGACACGTCAACAGCGTCACCAGCGTTAATCGCATTTTCAGTCCTCCGAAGAACGTCTTCCGTTGCCTTCACCTCTATTTCGGCGACGGCCCCTTCTCTGATTATGTGAATGCCATAACTAGTTAGGGCGATGGCTAACATTGCGAGGGCAACATAGCGCCCCAAAGGCGTGAAGAAGAAGCTAAACACCATGCTCCTCCATATGTTGCTTGCGAAGGAACCAAATCCCAACGCACATACCGATAACCGCCGCCATGATGAGGAAGTTCGTATTGCTAAATAGGCCCATAAGCGTGTTTGCCGTATCGGACGCATCCTGCGCCTGTGCAGCAATTTGTTTGGCGACCCCAAGCCCGCCAAGCCCCGCCGTAACCAATGCAGCGTTGCCCTGCTTGCTTTGAGCCATTGACGGAACCGGCACGTTATCAGGTTTGGACCTTTCCTCATGCTCGTCCGCAGTCGGCTCAGAAACCGGCGAAGACGGGCCGACCGGGGCAGCAAGAGGGGAGATCTCATGCGCCATCCACCATGCGCTTTCAGCCTGACGACGGCGTACAAGGCCGGGAAGCACTTTACCGCCGCCCTTGGTCCATTTCATCAGCTCTGCGGGCACTTCATCGAACTTTGCAGCGTTCACCTTCTTCAGGAGCGTCGATGACTCAAGATTGCGGTCCCCTGCGTTGTAGACGAAATCTACAAGCACGTCGAACTGGTGCTGCGTTAGCGGCTGCTTAACCATTCCATGCACCGCAGTCTCATATTTCACAAGATCGCGGCTAAGAATGTCATCGCATTGCTTTTGGGTCAGCGTCATGCCGTCAGTGACCATAGGGGCCCCTGCCGCTGACGTATGCCCGTATCCAATTGTGCAGATATTAGCCGGGCAGCGATACGCCTTCAGCTTGCACCCTTCATACTTTTTGAGAAGGGCATTGATACCCTCTTGGCTCATTTGCACGGCAAAACTCCTATCGGTTAACAACGCCGATGATGACAAGGACAAGGCAAACAATAATGACAATGAACGCAAGGAATGCGGCTCCCCAAACCATAACATTATGCGTCATCTCCTCTTGGGCTTTCGCGGCCTCAAGAGCAGCAGCCTTTTGGTCCTTTTTGATTTGGGTAGTCGCAGCTACAACCTGATCCCAAGCAGCAATACCAAATTCGCCAATGAAATGATTTTTTAGATCTTCCATCATGGCGTCGGCTTCTGCTTTGGCCGCATACGCTTCCATTGCTATTTGTTGCGCTGACTTGCCCGCAATCAAATTGCCTTTTGGTTCTGCGGCGGCGCGGGTGATGGCGGCAACACTATCAAATAGCGAACCAAGATCGCCCGCCATACCTTGTAGCTCTTTGCCCACGGAGATACCGGCCTTGATGGCCTCATAGCTACCTTTAGCAAGGGCAAGTAGCGTAAGGGGATCCATTATTTATCCGCCTTCCCATCTAACTTTTCATCTATTCGCTGGAACATGGCTTCAATCCGGTCCATGCGTTTGTCCATGTCAATCTTGCTAACATAGCTTTTTGGCAGGTCAACTTCAATTTCATGAAGGTCCCTACGAAGCTCCTTCACCGCGCCCCATATTTCTCGCGCAAACCAGCCGCCTGCACCTATCGAGACTATGCCGACTAAGTTCATGATTGATTGCATGTCCATTACGCGGCCTTCTCTTGCTCTAGAAGCTCGCCAAGATAATAGCACAAATTCGCCCGCAAACGAGCGTCCTCTGGCTCAAGATCGGCGGCAATTTGCCCTTGTTCGCGGGCGACGTTTTTTAGACCAAGCCGCCATGCTGAAATGGCGGCCAAATCGTGAGCTTGCGAGCCCCATACAGCCGGGTCACAGGTGTATACCATAGCCCGATCAGTAATGCGCAATGTGCGCATCGCATAGGCGAAGCATTCTTCCCAACGGCTTTGACGGTACATCAACAAGGAAAGTTCACACCAAGGCTCGCGAGTATTGGGGGCCTCAGACGCCGCCATCTGAAAAGCTTTCTCCGCCTCAAAGACATTGCCCAATTCGCTGTAGCATCGGCCCATCACACGGTAAGCATAGCACCGTTCATTTTGCCATGTAGCACGGGGAAGCGCTAAATAGTTTTTGCAGGCGTCAATGCTCTCTTGCCAGCGCGAATGAAAACTAAGTTCGCGGGCATAGTAGAAAGCATTGCGCGGGCAAGCAGGATCTTCCTTAACTGACAAATCAAGAAGATCTAGATATTGCCCACGGCTCTTGGTGGGATCCGGCATGTGAATGGCGACAAGGAAGTCAGTCTGCGCCCATACTTCTGTAATGCGGCCATCAGGGATGGGGTATTCATGGCAGGGATGGTGCCACATATACCCATGCTTCGCGTGGATTTTCTCGTAATAGAACTTGATGCCACAACCCCAGTCAAACATATAACGCAGACGAGTTGTTACACCGACTTGCCAAACAGCTTCGATAGCTTCGCGCCAGCCGGGTTGAAGAACCTCGTCAATGTCCAAGCTAATGCAAATGTCCATATCCCGTGGAACCAGCGCCAAAGCAGCATTGCGAGCGAGGTCAAATCTCCAAGGAGATATGCTAATGTGATGAATAGTCGCTCCATACTTGGCAGCTTCTTCTGGAAGACCATCATCGGATCCTGTGTCGGCTATAAGAACCATGTCAGCGTCGGCGGCGGACTGGCAAAATCTCTGCACAAAATGCGCTTCATTTTTGCTGATCGCATAAACGCAGATTTTTGGCTTGATTGGGTGGATTGACCAAATAAATACGCCAATCTCATTGTCTATATGAGACCATGTAGGATTACCAAAGACGCGCTCAATGTCACCTTCAGTCCAGTTGTCCGTAACATGTGCCTCGTAAGGATTTCCCTCAAACTCGCCTTGAGGATATGACCCAATTGGAATGCTGACGACAACGGTGTCTGCATTTGCCCGAAGTTGGCAAAATAGCTTGGAAGCTTCATCTTGGGCCATATGCTCTAAGACGTCGCCCGCGAAAGCCACATCGTATTGCGCAACAGGACTCCATAGCCGAGCATCTTCAACATATAGATTGTTGTAGAGATCCGTCAGGCCATACTTTTCAACATATGGTTCCCATATTTCAACACCCGTCCAATTTGCGTCTGGGAACATTTTTGCATACGTGCCGCACCCACAACCAATATCGAGCATCTTTTGATGCGGGACA